CAACTACCTACAAGGTCGCGTTCACTCAACCTTTGACTTTGGCGGAGCAGTATTCGCTGACACCGTGATCTACCCTCTCGCTGGCGTACTGGGTGAAGATGTAGTTTCAGGTTCAGCCCCTTATGTTCACACACTCGCTCTCAAGAACTCAGCAACGGCAGCCGCAGATGCTCAACCTTCTGCTTACACAATCGTTGATTTCTATGGCGCAAATGTTCGCTCATGGACAGGCCATCAATTCCACGACTTCAGCCTGAAGTGGAACGCTGACGGACTCCTTGAATATGACGCTAAATCAACGGGCTGGCAATCAGCTACTGTTTCAACCCCAACCCCTTCTTTCTCAACTGTTCTGCCTTCAGTAGTTTGGACTGGAACTGTCACAGTCGCCGGAACTACGATCTCAAACTCAACTCAGGGCAACATAGACCTCAAGCGACCAGTAACTCCTATCTATGGAATCTCAAATGTGCAGACTCCTTATCAGGTATTTCTTGGCGCACTTGAGGTAACGGGTAAGGCAACTTTCCTCATGGAAAATGACACCCAACTCACCAACTACCTCACGAACACCCAACCAGCACTCGTCTTTAACTGGACAACTGGAACAGGTGCTACTCAGACCTCAATCCAAGCAACGATGACAAAGGGCGCATACACACTCGCCGTTATCGAACGCTCTAAGGATTTTGTCGAAGTCTTGGTTGATTTCAATGCTCAAGGCAACTTGACTGACGCTGGAACTGTCGGATACTCACCTATCAAGTGGGTTGTAAAGAACGCAGTAACCACCTCAGTCGCTTAACCCATAGACCGCAATGGGGGTTGATAAGCCCGCCTTCGCTTGTCCCCCCATTGCCTATCTTTGCTAAGATAATCAGAAGGCAAACTACTAGGAGGCATCATGTCAAAACTTACACTTCCATCAGGCGCAACAGTTACCCTCAAAGACCCTAACTCACTTAAAGTTAAAGATCGCAACCGCATTATGAAGGCTGGCGATGGTGGGTCAGCAGCAGAGCGCGGAATTGCTATCAGTAACGCACTTCTCGCCGCAATTATTGAAGACTGGTCTTATGACCTTCTCGTTCCTTCAGTTAAAGAGGAATCCATCGAGGAACTGCCAATCCCTGACTATTCTCTGCTCGTCAAAGAAACCGAGAGCTACATCAAGGCAATCTTCCCTGAACTTGCAGACACCGACCTCAATCGCTTGAATCCTGATAGCCCTTTAGAAAACTCGAACGGCTAAAAGGATTACTGCAAGGGTTTCAAAGAAATCCAGACTTTGATTACCCCGATGAGGAATGGTTCTACTTTAGGTTCGCAGATAAGTTTGGTTGGACTCCTGACCAAGTAGATGATCTGCCAGCAATACGCGCTGAGTGGTTGATAGCAATAGCCGATACCATTGAGCAAGTGAAGATCGAAAAGATGGAGAACCGGTGAGCGATAACCTGCCCGAAGTCTTAGCGGCTTTGAAGGCATGGCAAAATCGCATGGACAAAGCAGGCGAGTTAGCTACGAGAGAAATCTCTATTGCTCTCTGGACAGATGCTCGCAAAATTGCTAGTGAAACTCCAAACCCACCGATTCAGAAGAACAATAGGTTACGCCACAACCCTCACATCGGCCCACGATCAGGAGAAGGCCCGAACATCGCAACAGGTAATCTCTTTCGCAATATCATCGCTCAACCAGTTAGGCATCAAGGATTTGGCACTTATGTCGCAAGCGTTGAATCTGGTGCCGAGTACGCCAGAGCAGTAGAACAAGGCTCATCTAATTGGAATGGGGTAAAATACCCATATATGACTCCTGCGCGTGACAATCTCATCGCAACGGGTAAAGCGCAGATAATCGCATCAGGATTTCTAAGAGCAGCGATGGGGGTTTAGAGTGGCAGGTGATATTCCTCCATTAAATATTGACATCCAAGTTGCTCTTGGAAACCTTACTAGCGCAGTAGATAAAGCCACTTCCGAGCTTGGAAAAGTAGGCAATGCTGCTAAAAATCAAGAGTCTAAATTCTCCTCATTAAAGACTGTCATGGGTGGAGTCTTTGCTGGCAACCTCATGACTGAAGGCGTACAGAAATTAACTGGACTTTTAGAAAGCTCGGTCAAAGCCGCGCAAGATGCTCAAGTTTCAACTGTTCAACTAGCAACAGCAATGAACAATGCCAAAGTGAATACTGAGGCAAATCGCACCGCAGTTGAGAAGTCAGTTACGGCTATGGAAAACCTAGCCTTTACTGGTAACGATACACGCGCCGCAATGACTACCCTTGTCACGGCAACTGGCTCTGTAACTGAATCACAAAAATTGATGGGATTAGCCGCTGATCTCGCTCGCGCTAAACATGAATCATTAGGCGAAGCGGCAAGCACTCTTTCAAGAGCTACAACTGGATCAGCCAAAGCCTTCAAAGAATTTGGTATTACTTTAGACACAACTTTGCCCAAGAATCAGGCTATCTCTAAGGCAATGGATGAGTTAAACCAGAAGATCGGCGGACAGGCTCAGGCTTATCTCGGCACCTATGCCGGACAGATGGAATTGATTAAGACAAAAATGGAAGCCGCCAAAGAAACTATCGGTGGCGCATTACTTCCAGTCTTGACTAATTTAATGAAAATGTTTTCAGACATTCTTGGGGTTATTAAACCAATCTTGCCTGAACTTACAATCCTTATTGGCATAGTTGGCGCAGTTGTTATTGCAGTTAAGGCGTGGGAAATGGCACAAGCCGCGCTTGATGTCGTTCTAAACGCTAACCCTATTAGCCTCATTGTTCTTGCTATTGGCGCGCTAATTGCCGCAATCGTCATGGCGTGGAATCACTCTAAAACTTTCCGTGACATCGTGGTTGATGTAATGAAAGCAGTTGTCGAGGCGGTTGGATGGGTTATTGGTGCGCTCGGCGATCTAGTAACTGCCTTCATTAAGATTGAGTCAGGGCCACTCAAGTTATTCCTCGGTGCGCTCTCTCATCTCCCATTCGTAGGCGGTGGGGCTAAAGCCGCGCTCAAGATAATTAACGAAGGCACGCAAGATGTAGGCAATTTCTTTGATTCTGCTAAAAAGAAAATTGACGGGTTTGCCGGAAGTCTTGATTCGTTAAAAAATAGCAAACTTTCATTTGGCGGCACATCGGGCGACCTATCTGGTGGCGCAACTTCAGGTGGGGGTACCCTTGACATAGGCGGTCAAGTTCCTGGCGGTTCAACATCTAAAGTCGTTGCCGCAACTGCTAAAGCACTAGCCAAGCGCAACGCCGAAATCAAGAAATACAACGATGAGGCAGTCAAGCTAGAAGATCAGATGAACGCGGTTCTCACAGACCGTCAACAGAAGATGGATGCGGCAACTGCTACTCGTGACGATGCTTTAGCACAAGCCAACGAAACTTACAACCAATCAGTCGCAGACATTAACCAAAAGTATGACGATGCTATGGCTACGGCTCAAGATAATTACAACACCGCAGTCGAAAACGCTACTGCCACTCATCAGGAAAACTTGCTTAATATTCAGCAACAGTACGCAGATAAAGCCGCGCAGATTGAGCAAGCCGCCGCCGATAAGCGACAGAGTATTATTCAGCAATCTATTGATGCAATGACTGGCGCGTTTGCCAGCGCAACCAAGATTGACATCGGCAAACTATTCACGGCTGGTGGAGGAACTGCCGGTGGTCTGGTATCTCAACTCAAAGACCAGATGGCTCAGATTACGCAGTTGCAACAAGATGCTGGACTTCTTGCTGCGCAGGGCTACAATCAATCTTTCATCAATGAGGTTATTGCACAAGGGCCAGCACAGGGAGATGCGCTTGCTCAGTCAGTCCTCAACGCAACTCCTGACACTCAAAACTCTATTAAATCTCTCTACGCTCAAATCCAAGACACATCTCAGAACGGGCTCAATACTCTTGCCGCGCAGATGAACGATGGAACCAATTTCGCTACCCAAGCCCTCGCACAGCAATACGCGCAAGTCGGCATCGATCTACAAAATCAACTTGCCGCCAACTCAATTGCCATGCAGACTGCTATGGAAAAGGAAAACGACACCTTCAACAAGGCACTTACCACAGCTCAAGACACCTTAAATAAGGCTACAAAAGTCGCCACAGATGCCCGTGACCTTGCTTTACAAAAGGCGCAAGATACCCTTCAGAACTCCATTCAGTCGGCTCAGGATGCCTTTAGCAAGTCTGTAACTGCCATCTCAGACTCGACCATGAAACAACTTGATGCACTTCAAACCAAACTTGAATCGGTAGCCGCTTCTCTTGGCTCCCTCGGTGCTTCAACCGCCAGTATCTCTAGCTATGGCGCAAATATTGGAATGCCTACGGGCGGAACGAATACAACTCTCGTCAATCCTTTAGGTGGCCCGAAGGATATGTCTAACTACACAGACAACAGCGTGAACACAACTATCTACGCCTCGACAACTGCAACAGCAGCAGATATGGCAAACGCCGTGACCTCGGCGGCTAAGTTCGGACAACCAATCGCCACTAATGTTTCTGCTCCTAGCTTGTTATCTGGAACTTCTGCGAGAGGTAACTAATGGCAACCGTATCTTCACTCAACTATTACTCTTTTGCCTTTAACGGATTTGTATTTGGTGGCGCAGGTTCGCCTTATCAAATCACCTCGGTGGATGGGTTAGAAGGTCTGCCAACTTTGCGCGTTCAAGATGCAGATCGCGGCTACCAAGACGGAATGTTCTCAGGTCGAGATTTCCTTAACGGTAGGACAATCACAATGACCATGCTCATCTTGTCGGGAGGTGGAAATACAGCCTTCCAAAACTTCAATACCCTTCAGCAGAATCTTCAGCCTCAGCAATCGGGTACAACTCCACTTCAATTCCAACTTTCCCCTGCTGGCGGACTGCAATTTGTCAATGCTCGCGTGAGAGCATCAAAACTCACAGTCGATCCCGAATACACCTACGGCTTCATTAAAGCCCAATACGACTTCTTCTGCCCAGACCCTCGTTATTACGACAACGGCGTTCAGGCGGCGATTATGACCTACACAACCC